ATACGTAAAATTTATAATTTAATAAATATGGGACTTTGAAATGAGCAAAATTAGCATCGTTACTGCATTCTATGATATCGGCCGAGGCGATTGGTCGATGAACGTTGAAAAAAATGGTGGACCACTTCCACATTATCTTCAGCGTTCTGTTGATAAGTATATTGACCACTTCACACGCATGTGTGAGATTGATACAGAAATTATTGTTTACACTTCACCTGATATTGCACCACGTTTGGCCGCAATCTCTCCTAATGTTAAAGTAGTTGAGTATGACTACTTCAATATTCACCAAGAACTCCGTGATAAGATTGATGAAATCCAAAAATCACCAGAGTTTGTCAAAAAAATTAATCCATATCAAGTACGTAATCCGGAATATTGGTCAAAAGACTATGTTGGTGTTACATCACTCAAAGCATTTTATGTTGCTGATGCATTTGAACGTGGTCTAATCACGAATGAATTTGCCGCTTGGGTTGACTTTGGTTATTGCCGTGATGATGAACATATTCCAACAAACAAAACATGGGAATATGATTTTACTCCTGGTCTCATGCACTATTTCAACTATCGTGATCCAGAATTCAAACAAGCAAAACAACAAGTTTCTATGGCTGTACAGAATAATGTTGTATTCATTATTGGTGGTGTATTTGTTGCACAGAAAGAACAATGGCAAGTTTTAGCTGTTGACATGAAAGAAGCACTTGAATATTTAATGAGTATTGGTCTTGTTGATGATGACCAAGGTCTTTTGTTAATGGCATATTTCAAGAATCCCGATATGTATGAACTTCATAAGATGCCGCTTGATGCACCTATTGAAGATGTCCGTTCAATTCTAAGAAAGTTTAATAAACATGAGTAAGTTGGTTATTTTCGACCTTGATGGAGTTTTGATTGATTCACGTGAACTCCATTATGATGCACTGAATGATGCACTCTGCAAAGTTGATGAAAAATTTGTAATTACACGTGAAGAACATTTAAGTAAATATGATGGTTTGAATACCACCAAAAAATTGAAGATGCTTACCGAACAAAAAGGTTTACCCGTATCGGTGTATGACCAAGTTTGGAAAGACAAACAAGAAGCTACTTTTAATTTAGTTCGTGGATTCTGTAAAGAATATATGTTACAGACTATCTTCCGTCAGATTAAAGCACGTGGTTATAAGATTGCCGTTGCATCAAATTCTATCCGTGAAACAGTAAAATTGTCTCTACTAAGTATTGGTGTGATGGATGAAGTTGATTATTTCGTCAGTAATGAAGATGTGTCACGCACGAAACCATATCCAGAAATGTACTGGAAATGTATGACTGCACTAGATGCACTTCCTAAAAATACAATTATTGTTGAAGATAGTCATATTGGACGCCAAGGCGCATTAGACTCTGGAGCACATCTCCTTGCGGTCGAAAATGCAAAAGAAGTTAACTCTGAACATATGATGCAAAGGATTTATGACCTTATGAATACGATTGAAGGTACAAGCAAAAAGTCTCTACCCTGGAGAGACAAGAAATTGAATGTTTTGATTCCCATGGCTGGCGCTGGCTCACGGTTTGCACAAGCAGGTTATACTTTCCCAAAACCACTTATTGAAGTTCGTGGCAAACCAATGATTCAAGTTGTGGTTGAGAATTTGAACATTGAAGCGAATTATATCTTCTTGGTTCAAAAAGAACATTATGAAACATACAATTTAAAATACTTGTTGAATCTGATTGCACCAGGATGCAAAATTGTACAAGTTGATGGTTTAACCGATGGTGCGGCTTGCACCACTCTCCTTGCTAAAGAACATATCGATAATGATGCACCGTTAGTTATGGCAAACTCGGACCAATTCGTTGAATGGAACTCTAATGAATGCATGTATGCGTTCTCAGCAGATTCTATCGATGGTGGTATTCTCACCTTTAAAGCGACACATCCAAAATGGTCATATGCTAAACTAAACGAAGATGGTTTTGTTTCAGAAGTCGCAGAAAAGAAAGTTATCTCTGATGAAGCGACTGTTGGTATCTATTACTGGCGTCATGGTTCAGACTATGTTAAATATGCTGAACAGATGATTGCGAAAAATATCCGCACAAATGGTGAATTCTATACATGTCCAGTATTCAATGAAGCTATCGGTGATGGCAAAAAAATTCGTGTGAAGAACATTGAAAAGATGTGGGGTATTGGTACACCTGAAGACCTCAATTACTTCTTAGATAACCATAAGGAATAAAATGATTTTATTTGATGTTGGCGCACATCACGGCCAAGACTCTCTTGATATAACACAGCATAATCCTGAGGTTATTTGTTATGCGTTTGAACCTACTCCAGAACTTGCTAGACTTCTCCGTATTGCCGCAGAAGCACGTAATATGAAGGACCGTTATCATGTCTATGAACATGCAATTTCAGATTTTGATGGTGAAGCAGACTTTCATATGGTAGCAAATGATACCGGTTCGGCATCATTAAATGAATTTTCAGATAACTTGAAGGAAACATGGCCAGACAGAGAAGACTTTGTTGTTCGTGGCTCAAAGAAAGTTAATGTTTATCGACTTGATACTTGGTTAACAATTTTTGCATCTGAAATTACACAGATTGACCACCTGCATATTGATGCACAAGGTTCAGACCTTGCTGTACTCAAAGGCCTTGGAGAAAAAATATCCATGGTACAGTCTGGTGTTGTTGAAGTTCCACAAGAAGACAGGCTTAGACTGTATAAAGGTCAACACACGAAACAGGAAGCACTTGACTTTTTGGAACAAAATGGATTTGTAATTGATAAAGTCACATCACAAGTCAACGAAAATAATTTATACTTTGTGAGGAAAACATGAACGTAGCAGTAGTATTGACAGGACACATGCGTTGCTGGGAACAAGTGTACCCCAACTTCAAAGAGCATATCGTTGACAGGTATAATCCTGATGTTTTCATTCACACATGGGGTGATGAAGCATATTGGGATCCACACAGTGAAGCCGGTATTGTTGATGATGCACCGGAGATTGATAATGAAGCAATCATCGAAACATACAAACCTATGGATTTCATTGTGGAAGATTACAATGATTACAAAGAAGATTTTGCCAAACGTGCCGAGTTTTATACAAACTTTTATCACGTTCCAAAAAATATAATTTCTATGTTATATAAACTTGGTTCCGGTATGTTAATGCTTGAAGACCATATGTTCAAAACTGGTAAGCAATATGATTTGGTGATTCGTATGCGTCCAGATTTAACTTTCAATGAACCATTACCAGATTTCAATCCTCAAAAATTCTATACACTTGGTTATAGAAACCACATGGGACAAGGAACCTCGGACATGATTCAAGTTGGCAATTTCTTCTCAATGTGTCTATTCTCTAAAATACTTCACTTCTTGCCACAAGTGTATAATGAAACTGGTCTGTTATGTCCACACGTTGTATCTGAACAGTTCATCCGTAGGCTTGGTTTACCCTGGGAAGAATTTATGATTAACAAGACAATTATGCATACACCTCTTGGTGAGTATAAACATAAGAGCCTTTATCAATGATACACATTGCACATCGTGGTCTGTTTCAGGGACCAGATAAAGAAAATGAAAACAAACCTGAACAAATTCTCACAGCATTACAAAAAGGATATGATTGTGAAATTGATGTTTGGTGGATAAAAAATCAGTGGTGGCTAGGACATGATGAACCGCAATATGTTGTAGATGAAAGTTTTATAGGTAAACAGGGTCTTTGGTTACACTGTAAAAACCTAGATGCACTCCATGAATTGATTGGAAGACCTTTTAATTATGTTTATTTTTGGCACCAAGAGGATGATTTTACGCTAACATCAAATGACATAATTTGGACCTATCCAGGAAAACACCTAACTAATAAATCGATTGCCGTTATGCCAGAAAGGTGTGACAAATATTGGGAATATGTAAAGACTGTTGATATTGTTGGAGTGTGTACAGATTATGTCGAAAAATTCATCGCTGAAACTAGCACTATGTCTGTCGGGACAAGCTAGAGGATTATTTCAAGCCCACAAATACATTAAGAGAAACCTCTTAGATGTTTATAATGTAGACGTTTTTTGCCACACTTGGAAACCACAAGGTGGAATAACACAAATGAAAATGTATGAGGATATAAATTTCCTCTACAATCCAAAATATTTGGCATATGATATGCCCTTGCCGGCAACAACAAACTCCGACCTGTTTGTTCCAAATGCTTCACATCCAGCAAATTTCTGTACGTCAATGTTTTATTCAATTTATAAAGCAAATGACCTCAGAATTCGCCATCAAGTTCTAAATGATGTAAAATATGACTTTGTTATTAGAAGCAGGTTTGACCTAGCACTCAACAAAGTTATAGATTTTTCTTCACTTGAAAAACGTAAAGTTTACATATCGAAAGATACTGATGGTCCGAATCCATTATTGAATGACCAATTTGCTATTGCTGATCCGGATACGATGAATGTATATGCTTCAACATTTTTAAATTTGAGACGCCTTGATGTTCCTCTTTGTGGTCACGAAATGCTACAAGAGCAACTACTAAGAAATTCTATAGGGATTGAACGTATTGATATTAATCATCCTTTTATAGATGGAAAATTCAATATTGGAAAACATTCCTTAGTCAGGGAAGATATGGATAAATGGATAGATATTAAGATTTGGGGTTACTAAATAATACATAGTCACAGCGTACTAGACCGAGGATTTAATGCTATCTTTTTCCCGATATTTAACAGAGCAAGAAGACCCTGAAGAAGGGGCAAGCCGTCAGATTAAACATCTTACGCACGTAGAAGACCGCCCCCTCCAAAACGGAGAGAGGGGTGCTAAACATGCTATTGCTTCACTTACATCCGCCGCACAACACATACAACAAGGTAAGAAATCCTCGGAGTTGACAACGAAATATGATGGTTCTCCTGCTATCGTTTACGGTCATCACCCAGAAAACGGTAAGTTTTTCGTAGCATCAAAATCAGCATTCAATAAAACTCCAAAGATTAATTATACACCTGCTGACATTGAGAAAAACCACGGCCACGCACCAGGATTGGTGAAGAAACTAAAAGATGCACTCCAGCATTTACCTAAAGTTGCACCAGAAAAAGGTGTGTATCAGGGTGATATGATGTTCTCCCATGATGATAAAACACCAGCAAAAGGTGGCGGTGTATCTTTCCATCCAAATCCATCAGGTCTAACTTATACTGCACATGGCACACATGCGGCCGCAGTTAAAAAAGCAAAGATTGGTGTTGTTACACATCTTTCATATACAGGTAAAGATGCTGGTAGTTTGAATGCTAATCACGAAGTTGACCATGAAAACTTCAAACATCATCCTGATGTATTCTCAGTTGATCCTAGGATGGATACATCTAAAGTACACTTTGGTCCTAAAGACCGTGCCGAATTCAACAAACATATTGCGGCCGCTCAAGCCGTACACGACACACATGGTGATGACATGTATGCCGGCACTAAAACACACCATGGTGTTGGTGGTTCATTAGAAACTTATATGAACCACACCGTTCGTACAGGTGAAGCACCTAACCATCAGAATTTTTCTAAATGGTTGGAAACCAAGAAAAATAAAGAAATAGATAAGTTGAAGGTTGAAAAGAACCGAACCGCCAAACAGTCAGAACTGAAAGATGAGTTGGGTAAGGTTGACAGGAATAGAAAACACTACAATAATTTATTTAAAATGCACCAACATTTGCAGAAAGCAAAAAACGTGCTAATTAATGTGATGAATCAACATCAAGAGTTCCAACATACGCACGGCGGTGAAACGGCAAATCCAGAAGGATATGTTTTCCACCACGGAAAAGAATCAGATAAATTTGTTAATCGTGCAGAATTTTCACGTAGGAACTTTGCGGGAATTAGAAACATATGAAAAAGTTTTTACAAAAAATAGAAGAAGATATGCAAACACACAAGCCTGTTGTTATGGCTTTTGGACGTATGAATCCACCAACTATTGGTCACGAAAAGTTGGTTAACCGTGTTCAACAAATTGCACACGACTATCACGCACCCCACCACATCATCATTTCACATTCCGTGGACGCTAAGAAGAATCCTTTGGATGTTAAGAAGAAACTAATACACGCAAAAAGGTTCTTTCCTGGTGCAAATATTGAAACATCAAGCAAAGAACAACCAACTTTCCTTCAACATGCGGCAAGACTGAATGCTATGGGTCACGACCATTTAGTTATGGTTGCCGGTTCGGACCGCATTCCAGAATATGAAAAGAAGCTCCATCAATATAATGGTGAAGGTCCAGGAAAACTATATAACTTCAAGAAAATTGAGGTTAAGTCTGCTGGTCAACGTGATCCTGATGCTGAAGGTGCTGAAGGTATGTCCGCATCTAAGATGCGTGAACATGCCAACAATAATGATTTTGCTTCTTTCCGCCAGGGTGTTCCAAGTCATGTTCCAGAAAAACATGCAAAAGAATTATTCCGCGATGTTCGAAAAGGTATGGGTATACATGAAAATGTAAATCATGGTTTATTCAAAGCAATTTTTATTTCGGGTGGTCCAGGTTCCGGTAAAGACATTATTATTCGTGAGGCTATCGCAGAACAAAATGCAGTTGAAATTACTTCAACTACAGCAATATCTATATTGAATGACAAACACAAGTTATATGAATTCTCACGTGACTCCCGCCGTGAAGCAATTCGTCAGCGTCAACCTTTGATTATTACAGGTACAACAAACGAACAATATAATATTATTGCCATTCGTGAAGAATTAGAAGAACTTGGTTACGAAACAATGATGATTTTTGTTAATACTTCAAATGAATCATCAAGGAAACGTAACGAGGGCCATGAAAGAATGATGGCCGAATCAGTTCGCCAACAAAGATGGGAAGTCACCCAGCTGGTTGCGGAAAAATTTAATCAAGAATTCAAGAAATATTTGGAGTTTGATAACTCTATAGACTTGAATGAAGCAAATGAAATTGAAACGTCAGAGAAGGAAGAAGACATTTCTATAATATATGAAATGACTAATTGGTTCTTTGACACCCCTGTTGAGAATGAAATCGCTGAGTCTTGGATGACAAGGCACAAAAAACACAACATCAATAAGATGTTTGAAAACTTTATAACAAAACCTGAATTAGAAAAGAAGGGATACAAATATGTTAGAGAAACTAAAACAAATAGCAAAGCTATTCTTGCCGAAGGACCAAGTTGCACCTGCGGAGACAAAACCACATCCACTGGACGGACCGACCAAAAAAGCGGTTCTTACAAACGCCTCAGACTTGCCGACAACATCTGTCCAAGTTGCGAACTTGTCAGAAGACAAGGTAAGCCAGACTCAATCAAAGACGGAGGAATTACCTCAAACTCAGGTTACACCTTCAGAACCTACGAAAGCAGTGAGCCAACCATCACAGTCAAAGGTCCAGCAAAAGAGCCCCGCTTCCAACAAGACGCAGACAAACAAAAAGCCAAGAGGCAGAAAACCTCAAACGCCGAAAGCGGCAAAGTAATCAAAACATCTGGTATATCACCTGAATATGATACCCGTGGCTCCGGTACAGTTTATCCAATGTCTGGTCTAAGTAATGTTAACTTTAAAGAACAAAGTGAACATAAATATACCAGTACCGCAGAGGTGACACGCAAATCTTTCAATAAGTTTAGAAAAGAATCAATTGATTCTCCTAGCACAGAAATG